AGGACGACGCGGCGCATGTCACGGGCGCGCCGGCAGACAGCGCCACGCTGTCGATGTGGACCTCTGGGCTCTGCTCGCCCTTCGTGACCTGGGGCCAGCGGGCGGAGACCTATCTCACGGCGCTGCACTCCGGCGATCATGGCCGCATCCAGACGGCGATGAATGCAGGCTTTGGCGAATGCCATGCCATGACCGCCTCGGGGGATGTGCCGGACTGGCAGGAGGTCCTGGAGCGGCGCCAGCCCTACCGGCCCGGGGATGTGCCCGTGGGTGGGCTGCGGCTCGTGATGGGTGTCGATGTGCAGAAGTTCAGCCTCGTCTATGTGATCCGGGCCTTTGGCGCGCGGGGAACATCGTGGCTGATCGACAATGGCCAGCTCTACGGCCCGACGGAAGACGATGACGTCTGGTCGGCCCTGGCCGATCTGATGCTGACACAGGTTGGTGGGCTGCAGATCGAGAAGGTGTTCATCGACTCAGGCTTCCGGCCCGACAAGCCGGAGCTGGGCAATGAGCACAAGGTCTACGAGTTCTGCCGCCGCTACAGCTGGCTCTGTTCGCCCACCAAGGGGCGGGATCAGCAGAGCCCGCCCTACCGGGTCTCGAAGATCGAGGTGAAGCCCGATGGCAAAAAGGCGCTCTATTCGATCGATCTGGTGACGCTGTCGACCGACTTCTTCAAGTCGCTGGTGATGTCGCGCATCCGTACGCCGGCGGATCAGCCGGGGGCGTTTCATGTGCATGAGGCGATCACGGAGGAGTATTGCAAGCAGCTGACCTCGGAGGCCCGGGTGGTGATCGAGGGCAAGCCGGTCTGGGTGAAACGCTCGCGTCACAACCACTATCTCGACTGCGAGGCGCTCTGCGCGGCCATCGGTTACACGATGAATGTGCAGCGCATTCCCGAGGGGGTGGAACGGGTTCCGAAGCGCGAGGCAGCAGTGCCAGGGGGACATGACGGATCCCAGGTGGGTGACGGGGATGCTGAAGCGCCGCCGCCAACATCGCAAGCTTTGAGAGCTCGCGGAGGCGGCGGCGCGCTGCGGGCGCGATTTGCGCGCCACGGCAGCAGGTTGAACAGATAGCGCCAGCGCCGCCTCAAGAGAAGCCGGAATGCACAAAGCGCAGCGCGGCAGGCCACCGCGCAAGATGGCAGCGCCCTCATACGAACGGAGATTGTCAAAAAGTTCGAGGGCGCTGCCGGTGCTTCCTGTCACGCACCTATGTCCGGAGACACATGACCGAGAGCACGTGCAATATCCAGTTGCATGAACACGAAATTGCCCGGCCACATAAAAAATGAAGGTCTCGAAATACAAGAGCAATTTCTATCTGAGTGCGCCGCCGCCGACCCACGTTTTGCCCACCGAACGCGAAGGCAGCGGCGCGCTGCCAGTACGAATATGACGCTTGGACAGCGCCGCAACCGTAGAACACGTCAATGAGTCAACAAAACCCGGCTATGCCATGGTCCAAGCCGAGGAGGCGTTCTCTTTTGATAGTGACCAAAATGTCGCTTTTTAGGCTGCGCCGCCGCCAACATCGCAAGTCTCGAAAGCCCGCGGAGGCGGCGGCGCGCTGCAGGCGCGATTTGCGCGCCACGGCAGCAGGCGGGATAACTAGCGCCAGCCCCGGCACGAAGGAAGCCGGAACGCTCAGAACGCAGCGTGGCCGCCAACCGCGCAAAGTGGCAGCGCCCCGAGTGGTGGCAATGACCATTGAGAAAATGGTTGAGGGGCGCTGCCTGTACTTTCAATCAGCGACGATGTCCGTGGATCGCGGTGACCGATCGTACACACGGTCTTTTGTCACGAGGCAAAAGATCGCCCTGTATCTAGAGGTTTATGGCTACAGGCGTGCAAGTGCCCATCATGTCGCAATGACCTCAATTTTCGGCAAACGCGCGATAGCAATCCTGACGAATAGGTAAAGGCGGCACTTTCAATGGGGCGTGACGGAACAGTCACAGTTAGGGAGAGAGCGCCGCCGATGCCTCAAGGGACGCACGGTTTTCCGGGGTGTGCATTGCCACAGGCACATGCAGCCTCTCATCGCCAAAACCTGAGGCTGCCAGAACATTAAAAATCGAACTTCCGGAAACACAAGAAAAACTGTGTTGAGGCCGTTGCCATCAACGCATCTGGAAAGCGGAGGCAGCGGCGCGCGGCTAGCGCAGAACAGGTGCAGGCCAGCCGCTGTGGAGGCATAGCGCTGGCGGGACCGCTGCAAAAGATCAAAATCAAAAGCGCTGGATGCGTCGCTGCCAGCGGCACAGTCTTCCCAAACCTGCGGCGGCAGCGACGCCCTGCAGTGACGCTTCGTGTTCGCGCGCTCCAGCAGCGTGAGAGAGGTAATTCACATGTTCGTGATGTCAAAGTTGGTTGGCCTGTTCTCCAAGGCCTTGCCACCTGCCTTGTCGCCCCCAGCCGCGCCACTTCTCCGACCCTCGGGCAAATACATGCGCGGCGGTCGGGGTGTGACCTTTGCGGGTTGGAAGCCTGCGCTGCGGGAGGCGCAGGACGATATCGGCGAGGCCTGGGATGATGCGGCGGCACGGGTCAAGGATCTGCTGCACAACAGCGGCTGGCTGGCTGGGGCCATGGAGCAATGTGTGGCCAATACCGTGGGCACGGGGCTGCAGCTGATGGCCCTGCCGGAGAACGAGACCTTCGGCATGACGCCTACGGAGGCGTCCGATTGGGCCAAGACGGTGGAGCGGCGGTTCGAGCTCTGGGCCCGGAGTGCTCAGGAATGCGATATTCAGGGCCTGCGCACGTTTGGCCAGATGCAGGCGGCGGCGTTTCGGTCATGGCTGGTGACCGGCGAAATCCTCGCGGAGCTGCCCTGGCGCAAACGCCCGTGGAACCGCTACGGCACGAAAGTACGCCTGTTGCCGCCACAGCGGCTGTCGCGCAAGACCGAAAGCCTGCGACGGCTGATCAACGGGGTCTACACAGATGCCGACGGCATGCCGGTGGGCTACCGGGCGATCCGCAAGGACCTGTTTCGTCATGATGTGGAATATGACGTGCGGGCGCGGGACCGGGCGGGACGCCCGCGGGTGATCCATGTCTTCGAGGGTGCGCCGGGCACGCATCGGGGCATCTCGCCGCTGGTTCCGGCGCTGCAGGTGGCGCGGCAGTTCGACCAGTTGGCGGATGCCACGCTGATGGCGGCGATCGTGCAGACGCTCTTTGCGGTGACGATCACCTCGGACGAGCCGACCGAGCAGGTGCTGGCGGGTCTGCTGACCCCGCAGGAGCAGGCGCAGATGCTGGCGCAGGGTGTGTCGCCGATGGAGGCCTATATCGAGATGGTGGCGGGGTATTATGACGACAGCACGCTGGATGTCGGGATCAATGGCCGGCTGGCGCATCTGTTCCCGGGTCAGGAGCTGAAGTTCCATACTGCCAACCAGCCATCTTCGGAATACGCGGCCTTCTCGATGCATCTGCTGCGGGAACTCGCGCGGTGCCTTGGGCTGACCTATGAAAGCGCCACGGGCGACAATGTGGGGGCGACCTATTCGTCGCTGCAGGCAGCGACGACAGAGATCTTCGCGATCACGAAAGCCCGACGCCGGAACATCATGGCGCCATTCTGCCAGCCAATTTATGAAGCCTGGCTCGAGGAAGAGATCGAAGCGGGCGGCGTGCCGTTTCCGGGGGGTGTGGCAGGGTTCATGGCCAATCGCACGGCGGCGTGCCGGGCGGAGTGGCGCGGCGATCCACGGCCGCAGGCGGATGATCTGAAGAAAGCCAAGGCGCATGAGGTCTGGAAGCGGCTCGGCGTAATGTCGGATGCGATGATCTGCACCGATCTTGGGGCCGATGTGGACGATGTCTACCAGCAACTGGCGCAGGAACGGGCCTTGCGGGCCGAATACGGTCTGCCGGAGCCGCAGATGATGGGGGCGCAGGGCGGTGGTCCGGGTACGGCAGACGACGGCGATGAGGCTGAGACATGACGATCCACATTGATGAGGCTGACCCCTGCGCGGCGGCGGCCAGCTTGCGGCAGGTCTATGTTCGGCTTGTGGCGGGCCAAGGCGCCATGGAGGTGCGGTTCCGGGCCGGATCGAACGGGGTGGAACGCTCGGTGCGGTATCACAGCGCGCATCCCGACCGGCTCCTGGCGGTCATTCGGGGTTTTGAACAGGAGTGTGCCAAGCTGCAGGGCCACGGCCCGCGCCGATTTGCACTTTCTGCAGGAGGGATGAGATGACCGAACCACCGAACATCATTCAAAGCCACGCAGAACCGTCGCTTGCGCAGATCGCAAGCCGGGTTCTGAACCGGCCGTTGCTGCTGCATCCGGACAAGGTCGATTTGATCCTGCATGTGCTGCAGGGGCGCATTGGCATCGCGCCTTTGGCGGCGCCAGCCCCGCAGTCGAACCGCTTCGTTGGCACATATCGCCGCGACAACGGTAGCATTGGATCGCTGCGCGTGGAAAACGGCGTGGCGATCCTGCCGATCGTCGGCAGTCTGGTGAACCGCGGCGCCTGGATTGGGGCCAGTTCGGGGCTCGTGTCTTACGAGGGCATTGCGGCACAGCTGAGGGAAGCGCGAGCTGATCCGGAAGTTCGGGTGATCCTGCTCGACATCGACAGCCCCGGCGGCGAGGCCACGGGCATGTTCGCGACGGCCAGACTGGTGAGCGCGATCAACCAGACCAAACCGGTCTTGGCCTTCGTCAATGATGTCGCGGCCTCCGCCGCCTATGGCATTGCCAGCGCGGCCAGTGAGGTCATTGTCTCGCCGACCTCGATGGTCGGATCGATTGGCGTGGTCCTGACCCATTTTGATCGCTCGGGGGAACTTGAGGAGCGCGGCGTCAAGCCGACGCTCATTCACGCGGGCGCCCACAAGGTGGACGGCCATCCGTTTGGACCGCTCTCGGACGCCGTGCGCGCTGACCTGCAGGCGGAGGTGATGAAGATCTACGACCAATTCGTCGGTCTCGTGGCCGAAGGGCGTGCAGGCCAGATCAGCGCCGACGCGATCCGGGCGACGGAAGCCCGCACTTATCTCGGCACCGATGCCATTGCCCAAGGCCTCGCCGACCGTGTGGCGAGCCTCGACGAGGTGATCGCCACCTTTGCACAACCGCCCTCCGGGGCAAGCCCCCAGAGAAAGGAAGGACCCATGACTACAGCAATTCAAAACACAGCGCCAAGCGGCGGAATACCCCTGTCAGACACCACCACCGGCGCACAAAATACTCCCGCCACCATCAGCTCCACTGATCTTCAATCAGCCATGGATGCGGCGCGGACCGAAGCCCATGCCGCTGGAGTTGACGTCGGCAAAGCCGAGGCCACGGCGCGCATTGCCGCGATCCTGACATCACCCGAGGCCGAAGGCCGGGAGGCGCAAGCCCGCGTTCTTGCGCTTGAGACCGGGATGAGCGTCGCGGATGCGGCGAAGGTCCTCGCGGCGTCGCCGAAGGCCAGTATGTCAGCGTCGATCGCGGATCGCGCTGCACAGGAAGCTGAGCTCGGGGCGGAAACCCCGGCAGAGTTCCACAATCGCGCCGAGCGCAGTATCGCCGGCTGGGCCAAAGCCGTCACCAATGCAAATGCGCGGTTCGGCTGAATAGGAAACCAAGACCATGACAGTTCTGACTGAAGGCCGGCATCCCGGCGAATTCCTGATGACCGAGGCCAATGGCCAGCGCTCGCGGGACAGCATCACCATCGCCAGCGGCGCTGGCATCATCGCGCCAGGCACGGTGCTGGGCAAAATCACGGCAAGTGGCAATTACCTCGCTAGCGCTGCTGGAGCCACCGATGGCAGCCAGACCGCCGTGGCCATTGCGCTCTATGGCTGTGATGCCACCTCAGGTGATGTTGCGATTGCCGCCATCACTCGGGATGCCGAGGTGAACGGCAAGATCCTGACCTGGCACCCCGACCGTGATCAGGCCGCCGAAAAGGCCGCAGCCCGAGCTGACCTCGCCTCGGTCGGCATCATCGTGCGGTAACCACCGCACAGCCTTTCCAACAGACTGAACACCGATCCCCTGCCGCCAAAGGCTGCGGGCCGTTCCCGCGTGCCCAATCCCCCGGCGCGCCGACGCAATAAAGGACCCCCCATGTCGATCCTCAACATCTTCAGTCAGGACGCTTTCAGCGTCATGCGCCTCACGGACGCGCTTCGTGAGATCAAGTACACCCCGTCCCGCATCGGACAGATGGGGCTGTTTCAGACCACCAGCATCGACACGCTGGATATCGCCATCGAGAAGGACAAGGAACAGAACCGCATGCTGGTCTCCGCCAGCCCAAGAGGCGGTCCCGGCCAGACCTTCGACAAATCAAAGCGCGCCATGCGCATGCTCAAGGTGCCCCACTTCCAGGTGGACGATGCCATCTATGCCGATGAGGTCCAGCAGGTGCGCGCCTTTGGTCAGGAAGTCGCCGTCGAGCGGCTGCAGCAGAAGATCGCCGACCGCGCCGCAGAGGCCAGCCAGTTCTTCGCGCTGACCGAGGAATACCACCGGCTCAATATCCTCAAGACCGGCCAGCTGCTGGACGCAGACGGCTCCGTCCTTTTTGACTACTTCACCGAATTCGGCGAAAGCCAGCAGGCGGTGGTGGACTTCGACCTCGACAATGCGGGTGCCACCGACGGCGCGCTGCGCAAGAGATGCGCCGGGGTCATCC